TCAAGTCTCTGAACTGCATTCTTAGTCTTCTGACTTTAGAACTTGGCTGCGGATTATCTCTATTCATAACATTCTTACCATACCCACGAGTTTCCCCTTGGTGCCACTGGGCAGATCTTTCGATCCCAGGGCGGTAGTTATGACTTGACGAGAACTTCCCGCAATTTGACGGTGTTGCCCAACAATATTTAACCATCTTAAATATTGGTTGTCATAGGACTAGCAATTCCTTTAACGAATCACTCTTGGCGGCATAGCAAGGCACACTAGTATTTACATAGTTGACGATTAATGTAATATACTTGGGCGCCTTTTTCTGTTTACCACCCATTCCGCTCATCACGCGGAGCACATTGTAATTGGTCGCGAAGACATACACCTGCGAAGACACCGTGGTGCCGACCGCATTGTTGGACACCGTCAGCAGCAGAGTGGTGTTATCAATGCGGGATAAATTGCAAGTGCCGCTGGGCTGGTGCTGCTCGGGCTGGAGAGCGAAGGAGTAGACATTGATACCGACCGCAGGGATGTTGGTGTGGTGCTGGAAAGGCTGCACCTCGTTGAAATAGCGGCCTTCGCGGACTTGGAAGCGATCGTGGCCATTGAGCTGGAGGAGCGCGGTGATGACAGGGTTCTTGCCCGCCATGCCTTCAACACGGGTAACGGAGTAGCCAGACTCCAGCACGGATCTGTCCCACCAGTCACTGAAGTTGAAAGGCTGCTGGCCCTTCCAGGGATTGATGATGGTGTCATCGCAAGACACGTAGGAATCACGCTGGACAACCCAGATGAGTTCCTTGCAAGGGTGATTGAAGTTGAGCTTGAGCTTGTTGCTGCTGGATGTGATGGATTCAGCGCCAGTGAACTGCAGGGTCTCAATGAGGTATTCGTGGGACACCTGCGCAAACTTGCGGCGCTCGTCAGTGTCGAGGTAGATGTAGTCGACATACAGAGACGCCGCCTGTAAGTTGGCGTTATTCACACGGTCACGGATGGTGTGTAAGTTGCCCAGCTGGGGAGTAATGTCGAAGCATAAGTTGCGGATGTCGTTGAACTCCAGATTGATGCGCACTTCGTGGTATTGGAGGGCGATGAGGGGGAGAGCAAGGCCAGGGTTGCGGCAGAACCAGAACTGGAGGGGAATGTAGAGAGTGTAGTCAGGGGCGCAGTTGCCGACTTCGTTGGAGGTGTTGGGCTCACCACCAGCGCAGTCATCGTCGCAAGGCTCACCACCCTGGATGAGTAAGTTGGTCAGCACGGGCACGTTGCCAACCATCTTCGCGTAACCGGCCTGTTTACCCGCCTCCTGCGTGAGTTCATTCCAAATGTGGAGCCAGACACCATAGTGCTTGTCAATGCGTTGACCGCCGATCTCGAGTTCCACACTCTTGACGAGATTGTGACCAACCCAGTTGAGCCAGCGGAACTGGGCACCAGAGCCGTCAGAGGCGAGCAGAGTAACCTTGGGTAAGGTGGCCTGGAGGTAGATGCGGTGGATTAAATCACCATTGCGCTGAATGGTGCATGTCACACGCTTGCCAAAGCCAGGGGAACCATTGAAAGGATTTTCAATGGACTCCATGGCGAAGTTGGTGTGGCGACGATACACCTGCTTGAAGAAGGTGATCTGGGGATTACCAGTAAGGTAGACGTCTTGGGCGCCATAGGCGACGAGCTGCATTAAACCACCACCTGTCATTTCTTATACCCTAGATTTAGAAAAAAATTCTGGAGAAATCTAATTTTTTCTTTAAAAAGATTTATTGCCGGGATGAATCATATTTATACTAAACGTGAAGCTTTTATGATAAATCGGTCTAAACCCTTAAAAGTTATCTTTATTAATGTCTTTACAGAACGCCTTTTTCAATGTAAAGTCAACAAAGAGAAGCAACCCTGAAGCAAGAACAACGTTAGATACCCTTCATAATATACAAATTAATAAGATGAATGAGAACGAACTTAATATAAAAGAGCTTCAAGAAGAAAAGTTAAGTCTAGAAGAGAAGTTAGAGATTACATCATCGAATGATTTAGCAGAATTAGATCAGATAGAAACAAAATTAAAATTAATTAATCTGGAGATTAATCAGAGAAAAAATAAAAATGAATTTTTAGATTATTTTTTAGAGACTGGAGAAATATTATATAATTATTATGATATGCAAGATAAAATACAAAACGGTGATATGCCAATGAAACAAACAAATAAAAGAAAACCTGGAAGTATTTTAGATGTTCTTGAAAAAGCAAATGAGAAGGAAAATCCTAATGAGAAAAATAACGAGATTATAAATACATTACCAGCAAAACAGAATAATTGTATGAGTCGTGATAAACTTTTGGAACAATATCTTAAAAAAATACACCCTGATAGTGTTAGAACTTCAGGCTCTATTCTCGATGATACATATGGGGATTGTGAAGATTGTCAACAAGAGATGGTATTCTCTATGAATGAAGCAGTGTTCACTTGTATGAACTGCGGATATCAAGAGTTTGTTCTTATTGATTCTGATAAACCTTCTTACAAAGATCCACCTCGTGAAGTATCGTATTACGCATATAAACGTATTAATCATTTTAATGAATGGCTTGCACAATTTCAAGCAAAAGAATCTACAGATATTCCATCAGAGGTATTTGATCAAATTATGGTAGAACTAAAAAAAGAAAGAATACTCGATACAAGAAGTTTAAAACAATCAAAAATACGTGAAATCCTCAAGAAGTTAAAGTTAAATAAATATTATGAACATGTTCCTCATATTATAAATCGTTTGAATGGCCAGAATGCTCCAGTTATGAGTCGTGAAGTGGAAGAGAAGCTACGTTATATGTTTCGAGAGATTCAACCAAGCTTTCAAAAGCATTGCCCTGAAGGTCGAAATAACTTTTTATCGTATTCTTATGTTTTATACAAGTTCTGTGAACTTTTAGAATTAGATGAGTATTTATCATGTTTTCCTTTATTGAAGAATCGTGATAAACTGTATGTTCAAGATAAGATCTGGCAAGCTATTTGTGAGGATCTGAGATGGCAATACATTCGCTCAATATGAATTATATCCTAATAGGGCCAGGATCTCCACCAGTTAAACGAGAGATCTCTCTTCTTACTTGATTCGGATACACATTTGTATAGTAATCCAAGTCTCCTTGTGTTGGAACATGTGATGACATTAATTGAACCATTGTTCCTGGTGATGTTGAACCAAATGATTCACTAACTTTTAGACTTAGCATAATAAATATAATTGTTATGATAAATGTTGTAATAATATCAAGTATTCCGAGCTTCATCTATTTACTTGGCAGGAAATCCTACAAGGTTTGCACCGATACCAAAGCCAGCACCTTGACGAGCAGTGAAGGCAATAGAAGGAGAAACTAAATCAAGAATGGCAAAGACAGCAGACGCAGTCACCGCTAACATAAGAACCTCATTCAAACGTAATGAGTGCTTAGGGATAAATAAGGCAATTACAGCAATTGCAAGACCCTCAACTAAATACTTCACAACGCGATTTACGACTTCAGTTGCAACGTTCATTTCTATATTGCTTAAAGGTTTTATTTTATTCTTATTTATTGAAATGGAACCGGAAGCAATTCTTTTAACTCCCGATAAGGAGATACCTGGGCAAAAGTATACTTTACTCAGTTTTGTTAGTCCGGAAGCGATATTGAAGCGCAAAGATAACTTTTTTTTTGAACAGTTTGTTAAAAATTATGAGTTTGAGTTTAAAACAAAGACACTTGAATCTTTTCTTGCAAAGACAATTCTTGGCATTAATGACCATTTAGAAACAAGAGCTGTAGAGTTTGAGAAAGTTGATTTAAGTGGATCTGCCGAACTATGCCGAACATCAAAGGTTCGAATTGATTCTGTTCTTAAAGATTTACAGGATTACCTTAAGAAGAATACTTCAGAGCTTAATGAAAGTAAGTTATATGAGTCGTATGATAATTACATCGGATCAAATCGTAAAAAACTCGAGTCTGACTTTTATGTTGAGAACAACTTTCAGACCTCTATGCGTGGATTAAAGATACGCGGAACATTTGAATATCGTGAGGAAGCTGAAAACTTTTCACGTAAGTTAATTAAGGATGATCCTTACCATAATATTCTGATTGCCGAAGTTGGTAAATGGCTGCCTTGGGATCCTGAACTCACAGAGATCAAGGACCAAGAATACGCAGATGAACAACTCAATAATCTCATGAAGAAAAAGCGTGAAAATGAAGACCAAAAGTCAGCATTCTTCCGCGATAAGAATATTCAACGCCCTGAAAAGATTAAGTTTTCCGTTGAATCTGCAAATGAAACGGTAGATAATTCCATGTTTGGCTCGGGAGATCTAGCCCTCGAACGTAAATTAAAGCTATAAAACATATTATATAAGTAATTTCAAAAATTACAATATATAGTATTTAATATTTATTTGTATAAGGCGGGCTAACTGCTTTACACGTATTGTCTTGGCAAAACTCTCCTTCTTTGCAATTCACACCCAGACAATCTACATTACGAAAGCCATCACTCGAGTTATATAATCTATAGGTAATGAAAGCCATAATAACTAATAATACAACTACCAGTAAAATTGGTGTCTTTCTGCCACGTGCCATTCTATATATATTCAAGGAAAAACCGGAAGCATTGTGGGTTTGAGATGAGGGGCAGATTCTGATACACAATACCCATTCATACAGCGTTTTCCAAAAGAACAAGGTGCCTGATCAATACCACAACGAAGAGGGTTCTCAAAAGACTCTTTATATTTTTCAATCCTAAAAACTCTATCTAGAAGTAAAAGTAGTAATCCAATACCAATTAGTATTAAAAAGTCTGATATATGAACTTTCATCTATTAATAGCTTTTAAAACTTCTTTTGGATTTTGATTTCTGGACCCTTTAGTCTTCTAGCACCATTTATATCATATGAATCATCTTCTCCTCCTCTTGCTTGATTTGCCGAATGTTGCCAAAACTCTGGAGCGCCGATACGAAACTCTCCATGGATGTTTGCTTTATACCAATAAATCGAGTCTTCTAATTTGTTACTTTGTGTTGTGTTGTCTATTACAAGACATTCATAATTCTGTGTGCATTGATCCATAACTTGTCCAAAGAACTCAAGTGAGGGAAATACAGAACCATAATTTTCATAAATACGTCTTCTATTTGAGGCGTAAGGCTCACGTAAGATAAAAACATAATCAACATTTGTTCTCAAAGCAGGTTGAATACCAAGAGGATATTGCATAGTAATCAAAAAAAAGACTTTTAACCAACGACCGTTCATAAAGAGATAACGAATATTTTTATCATGGGTCCAAGAGTCATCATACATACAATCATCAAGAATCATAAAAGAACGAGGATCAATACGAGACTTCTGACCAGGGAATTGTTCTAGTTCTTTTTGAATCTTCATCATCATAAGTTTTTGACGCTTACAGAAGTTTGCAAGAATTGCAGGATTATATTCGCCATGGATGAAAATTGGGGGAATCATTTTTGAGTAGAAGCCATTTGACTCTTCTGTCCCTGAGATAACTGTTCCTAATGGCATATCTTGATGATGAAATAATAAATCTCTTAACAGGGTGGATTTACCTGTTCTTCTTCTTCCAATAAAAACACATACTGCATCCTGTTGGATTTTTCTCATATCAAACTTTTTTAATGATACATTCTTGATATCTGTCATATTTATATACATATAAAATATATAAAAATATGCGTTATTAAACATATGTTACAATCAGTATCAAAAAAAGATGGATAGTTCTATACTCCGGGGAGTAACTTTACCAGAGCCAACATATCGCAGAGTTGATTTATCAACTTCTTTACAACGTATGAGTCATTACTCAAATCTAGATTCTACAATTCCACCAATGTTAAAAATATTTGATATTGATAATGTTTCAAATAAATCAAGTATTCTATTTGATAATAAGTATATCATTGAAGATATTAGGTTTACTGGAGATAATAATATTAAAGGTAATTGTAAATTACAAGTGAATTATAATAATAAGATTCAGAGTATTGATTCTTATCTTAAGGTTACACATTTACTTGATCCAATTCGTGTTCTTCAAAAGAAAACAACAGCAGAAGAAAACAAAAGGAAAACTGATAATTATTGGAATCAAGCATATGTAGAAACGGTTGCAAGTTATGTTCTAGGAAAACTAAAAGAAGAAAATGTAAGTCCTCATTTTAATCTTTTCTATGGTGGATTCAAAGCAATTGCTGATAAATATAGTTATAATATAAGTGATGAAGTTGAAAGTTATAGAATGTATCGTTGGTTTTGGGATAGTATTGAAAATGAAGAGATGACAATTGAGATAGAAGCTGATGATGAGGTTATAAAAGCAGAACTCCTAAGTGAAATTATGCAAAAACCAGAGTTTTGTATTGAGACAAGTAATAATGATGAAGTTGTTGAAGAACTTATTCCTGTCAATATTGATGAATCAAAAGAGCTTGAAAGTCTTGATTCAGCAAGTATAAAAACTGCAACAACGGAAAGTTTACAAAGTTCTAAAGATGAAAATGAAGATGGAGATGAAGATGAAGATGATTGTAAAGTGTATGTAACACTTAAAAACTTCCCAGTCATGATGATCTTTACAGAAAAAAATGAATCAACCATGGATGATCTTTTAGAGGATTTTAAAGAGGCTGGAGCAGATATAGATACAGAAGAATGGGAAGCGAGATGGACAGCTTGGTTATTCCAGGTTATAGC